ACGACTGGATTTATAAAATTTAGAGAAGTGACAGGTGGCAATTTTGCAGCAGGAGCCTTGACTGGTATTGGCGCAACGGCTACTCAGGCAGATACGACCTCATGGATCGAAGTAGTACAGAGGCAAGCAGTGGCTAATGTTGTGCCTCGTCTTGGTTTTTACAGGACTCGCGGCGATTGGTTTTACCTCGACGAAACAACTGGATCTGCTAATCAAGTTATTCAGACTCCGACTAATGGCGGAGGCGAGGGAACTCACGTTCCCTCAGTTTGGATTGAAACAGCAGCAGGATCAAATGAGTTTGAAATCTATCCTTGTATTAGAGATACATGGTACAACTCGACAAACTTGTCGACAGACATTCGCTCTAAGTTCTGCGAAACAATCGGAACAGGTCAAGTAAGAATTGGATTTGATGGAACCGACAACGCTGGTTTTGTGCCTCCTGCAGGATGCAGAGTAAGGATACCAAACGTCATTGGAAGACAGGCAACATCTGCTTTAGGTGATTCCGTTAATCAGGTGCCTAACTCTAATATAGCCTCACGCCCGGATTTTACCACGACCTCGTCAGGTGAGATTGATTTTGAGTTTTTTATAAATGACTGGTACCACTTTTTCTCTTCTCCTTTTAGAGTTAGAATGATTAATGTCGCTACCTTTGACGCTCACTCATCAAGCAACGAGGCAAGCCCTACAGAATTAGATAACTATTCCTGCGGGGCATTTATCGCTGGGCAAACTTTTACAGGACTTAATAACTCTCTAGGTGGCACGATAAGTAACTGTCGATTCGTAAGGCCCAACGCTTCATCTAACGGTCACAGTATGGTGCTCACTGGATGCTCTAACTATACTTTCTCAGCTACTAGGACAGGTGTTGTGCAATATGCTCGAAGCTCAGGGAACGTGCTATTTAGTCAGTGTAGAAACTTAGTATTTAATGACTTTATTTCTTATGCAACAACCCTAGTATTTACAACCTGCTCGAATGTTTTGGTTCAAGGGTTTAATTATATTGATCGCATTGTTGGAGTTACTAATGCCACTACAGGAAAATATGCAGTTCAGTGCACTGTCTCTTGCGATAATATTATGGTGGATGGAGTTATCCTGAGTTTCGTCGGAGAGCTTGGTCCTTACCTCGGAGTTTTTAACTCTTCAAACTGCTCAAACTTAACTTTTAGAAATGTCGGAACTTATGCTGTACCTGTAGATGTGAACGCATCAGCAGCCCCCGCTTATATTTATCAGGACGGTGGAAACAATGATGGAGTCAGAATTCAAAGATGCTTTTTAGAGGCAACTAGGATTAGACCGTTCATAGGACTTAACACTTCTAAAAATATCACCTATGAAAATTGCAATGGTGCAGGGTCGCCGGTTCAAACTTTATCAGCGAACACTCAAGTCAAAGGCATGAGAACAGCTTCTAACTCTACTATTGGAGGGGTATCTGTTTACGGCTCGCACTGGTTTGATATATTTGAAGATGATACGCAGGGCAGAGTTTGTTTAGCATTTAATGAACCTACTGCCTTTACAGCTTCTCAATATGAAGCGGTGTTACTAGGAGCAGGTGCAGGATTTACCTCTGCTGGTCAAATCGTTATGCCTAACATTGGTGACCAAATTATTTTCACTATGGGATACTTTGCTATCGGGCATACTGCCTTTGATAACTCGGCTCCTGTCTTAACAGGTGCCAATTTTGGAAACTTTACTCTTGAGTATGATATAGATACTGGCTCAGGGTTCAGTGCCGTTTACAAAACACTAGATGCGGCTAACCTAATTACTGAAACACTTAATCCAACTATCGGCTTTAGGCTCAGATATAGAATAACGACAGTAACAGCTAACGTGTCAAACGCTCTTACTTATATTAGAGTTAATACAGATTCAACATCAGCAGATCAAGAAGCAGCACTCTACCCTCTAGATACTTCCGCAATTACAATTAGTGGATTAAGAGCGAATAGCAGGGTGCAGATATTCGACGTAACTAATACCGTTGAATTATTTAATGAGATCGTAGCAGGAACAACTTTAACCCTCACTGCTCCCTTTGTTGCAAACTATACAGCAAGAATAAGAGTCATGAGCGCAGCGGCGGCGACTGCTGATTTGTTTATCGAGCTATCCGACACCGTTACAATCAATGGTCTGTCAAGATCAGTGAGTCCTGAGATTGATTCGGTCTACGTAAGTAATGCAATAGACGGCTTTTCAGTTACAGGGATTGCTGTCGTAGACAATCTTTTCCTTGTAGAGATTAATTCTCCTTCTCTTTCTTGGTCAACAGTTTACGCCTATGCTGTTTCGTGGTTATATTCGGCTCAGGGGATCAGGGATGAGGGACAATTTGTTGAAGCTACAAACCAAGCTAACTATATTTTTACAGACTTTAAAATCAAGAACGTTTCAAATCCTTCTGTGCCACTTACAATAGTGAACGGTTGGGGCAGGGATTCAGCAACAGGACTAACCACAACAATGATCGATAATACAGGCGGGACCATATTCTCAAACCCAGATTTGGTTATTCCTTTTTCCTCTGGATCAGGACTATCAGCAGCTCAAGATTTAACTCTATCTAAAATAGATACGCTCACAGAAAACTCAAGCGGATTGAGGTTTACAACCAAGGCACTTGAAACAGCCGGAGGATCTTCTTTGACTGTTGGGGCGATAGCTGACGCTGTATGGGATGAAGCAATTGCAGGGCACTTGACTGCTGGCTCTACAGGGGCGAATCTTGATGCGGCTTCCGCTCCATCTGCTTCCGTTGTTGCTTCTGCTGTAAGGACAGAACTTGCTACTGAACTCGCTAGAGTGGATGTAACAGTATCTAGCAGAAATGCTGTCTCTCCTCCGACCGCTGTTAATAACGCTGACGCAGTTAGAACCAATCTCGCTACAGAGTTAACTAGGATTGACGTAGCTACTTCGACGAGACTGGCATCAGCTTCTTATGTGGCTCCTGACAATGCTAATATTGCCTTAATCAAAACAAAGGTTGATACTTTAGACAATACAGATTTAACAGGCATTGATGCAGAGCTTGATTTGATTAAAACTAATACTAATTTAATACCGGCGGCTTTATGATTTTTCCAGTCTTAAGATTTGAGCCTGTCACACAAATAGGCGATAAGGTGCGAATTGATGCAAGCGGATCATTTATAACGCCAGATGAGCTAGAGATAACCGCAATTACTTTGACCATTAATATGGTTCCTTTAAATATATTCCCTAATAATTTTTTAGATTTTTCATTTTCTGTTACAGGCTCTATTCCAATACAGTTAGAGTTAACAAACGCTAACGGAACTCAGTCAGTAACTTCAAACATTTCTGTATTAAGTGCGGCTACAGACAAGCTTTTTTCTACAGATGGAGATCTGTTAAGCCACGAATCAGCCATTTATGATTACCTCCCAAAGGGTTACTCTTCTTTTAATCACATTCACAGATCATCGCAATCAATCATTCTTGATTCATTATTGCAGCGCGGCTTATATCGTTTACCCGGAGTCCCTCTTGTAAAAGAGAATATCCACAACACTCAAGAGGTAAGACAGTGGTCTAAATTTTTAACCTTAAGCACGATATTTTCTAATGCTCAAAACGAGGTGGGAGACATCTTTTCTGCTAAGGCTCAGATGTATAGAGAGCACGCTGAGAGAGCTTCTAATCGAGCGGCTATAACTCTGGATGTAGATAGCGATGGCTTGCCTGATACAGGTGTAAGCCTAACTTCTGGTCGCTTGGTGCGTAGATGATAGCATCTCTTCGGGCTTACTTTAAGGGTAGAATTGCGAATGTGGACGCCGCTTATAAACAAATTGATGATCCTGTTGGCAATGATGATATTGCTCGAATTGATGTGGACTGTAGGTATAAAATAATCTTTGGACAGAACTCTCCTGAGTACACCGGCAATTCATACGTTGAACAGATCCCTGTGACGATTGAGCTTTACTCTTCGTCCAAGCAATCCCAGATAGACGCTCACGACGCTCTTTATACTCTGGGTATCAATGTCAAAAATGCAATCATTTCACCTGGGCAGATCAAAACCCAGGTTCCCTTTAATGATGCTTTAATTCAGTCGATTTCAATTGAGGCTTTGAATACTAATGACAAGACGTTTAAATGCACTTTACTATTAACCATTAGGGTTGATTTTACTTTTAATTAAGGACAAAAAATGTCACAGACTACGAAAAGAGTTAACGCAGTTCTAGAGGCTGCAAAAGTAAAATGGGGCAAAACCCATTGTCGCACGCTTGTCGCTGTTGCGAATACTGCCAATGCGCTTGCAGGGAGGTATCTACCTGTTAACTTCTTAAACCCCAACCTTGTCGAGACTCGCGGCTACGTATGGTTTAATGATGGCGTTGCCACTGATCCTACTCCTTCTGGTTTTACTCGTATTGGAGAAGTTTCAGTTACGAGCGGAGACACTGCCTCGGTTGTTGCGTATGCTCTCAAGACTGCCCTTGACGCTGCTGTTGTTACGGGAATAATCAAAGCATTTAAGCCATCATTAGTTACTGGTGCGGTTATTCAGGTTGAAAATAAATTCATCGGATCAATCACTGATGAGAGTGATCCAGATACTACTGGCATCACTCGCACTACTCTTGTTGCAGGTGTTGGACTTGATTTAGGTGCAACATTAGAAGGCATCGAGCTTGCTCTTGAGGCTCAGTCTGTAGACATTACATCGAACCAAACAGGCGGCATCATCGCTTCTCAGATCTATACAGGATCAAGCGCATCGTTGGCTCTATCACTTATCGAAGTTACCAAGGAGCGTTTTGACATTCTTGTTGGTCAAGTAACTGGCGACAGTGTAACTCCTGTTGGCGGAACTTCTGTAACAGGCTACGGAGAGTCAAGATTGTTTCAATCTCTTGATGATCTAGGTGGTCAGTTAATTCTACACCCAATCAGATTGCCTGATTCAGACTATTCATCAGATGTTATCTTTTGGAAGTCTGCCCCAAAGCCTCAGTCTTTAAACTTTGATGGTACTGCTCCTCAAGCATTGTCTGTCGAGTTTATGGCTTATCTTGATGTTTCAAAAGACAAAAAAATTAATCTCTTTGCTAAAGGCAATTGGACTCAAGAGCTTGACGCATAATGGATATTAAAAAAAGAGTATTAAAAGTTAAGTTTGAAGGTATGGACTTTGAAATAAAGTATCCTACCGTTAAACAACTTAGAGAGCTAGTTGTTAAAAAAGAAGGGGAGTCAGATACCGACATGACTTTCCGCTTCTTGGCAGAGCTTGGTCTCCCTGTGGTAACACTAGAAGACATGGAGCCTGAGAATATTAAGGATATAATTGATGCCCTTACGGGCCAAAAAAAAAGCTAGTTACTGACTTTGAGTTAGACATTGCAAAGGTGTGCAGGTTTTACTCTTGGACACTGGATCAAGTAAACGGAATGGATGCCGAGGACTTTAAAACAATGTTGATTTGTGAAGACGTTCTATCAAACAGAGAAACACTCATCCAGATGACTTGCGCTGATTTTCCCACAATGAAATCAGATCCAAGAAATAAATTACACAAAAGTATTCACAAGATTGCCTATCCTAACAACAAGTCAAAGGTTTTGACTTTTGATGCATTAGAAGGGTTGATGAATGGCTGAGCCAATAATTAGTGTTCAACTAGATCTTGATCAAAAGAACTTTGATAGGCAGTTGGGACAAACTAAAGCAAAGATCACAAAGACAGGGCAAGACTCTGCTGATGGGTTCAAGCGGTCATTCTCCGGGGATATCTTTGGAGGAGTCGCAAAGAGACTTGCGGTTCTTGCTGGGGTTGTCGCAACAGGACTGATTTTTAGAAAGTCGATTGATTCAGCGATTGCCCAACAAAACGCAATCAATGACCTTAATAGATCGCTCGCTGCCTCGGGGCAATTTACTGCAAAGGCATCTCAAGACTTTCAAAACTTTGCTTCTGCACTTCAAAATACAAGCACGTTTGGTGATGAGGTCATTTTAAAAAATGCCGCATTAATTCAATCGCTCGGCAACCTTGATAGCAATGGACTTAAGCGAGCAACGCTAGCAGCTGCGAATCTTTCGGCTGCTCTTGGTATTGATTTAACATCTGCCTCTACGTTAGTCGGAAAAGCTGCTGCTGGAAACGTAAGCGCTTTTTCTCGGTATGGTTTATCAATTAAGACTGCAGCGACCGCATCAGAAACATTTTCAAACGCACTTACTGTTCTTGAAGGTAAGTTTGGAGGGGCAGCAGAAGCTCAGTTAAATACTTTTCAAGGACAGATCACAAGAACAGCTAATGCGTTTGATGATATTCTTGAAGGTATTGGTGGGGCTATAACGAAGTCGCCTGTCTTGTTAGGGGTTTTGAAAACTCTTGGTGATGAGTTTACTAAGCTTTCTGTTGAAGCGGCGGATATAAAGTTTGATGAGCTATTCAATATTAATTCAATCATAGGCTTTGGGACTGCGATCAATAATTTTGTTATTGCTCCTTTTGAGCTTGCTTTTAATATTGGTAAACTATTTTTTAATTCAATCAACACTTTTTTTGCAGGAGCTATTAGCCAGGCAGGAGCAGGGGTTGGCAAGATTGCAGATCTTTTAAATAAGATCGGTGTCGACAATGGCTTTACTCAAGGACTGCAAGCTTTTAGAGAATCTTCTCTTGAGGTATTAACTGAAAACAGAGAAGCACTTGAGGCATCCGTTGATGGTCTCTTTGATGGCACTGCTTTTGGTAAGGGTGAGGTTTTTCTTGAAAACCTAAGAATGAATCTTGAGGCTGCAAAGGCTTCAATTGAAGAATCAGGAATCAAGAACGCAATGCAACCAGAAGCGGTACAGGGTGGATCTTTTATTGATTCATTTATGTCGGGCTTTGGTCAATCAGAAATAACTCTTGCTAACTTTACAGATAAAACAAAAACATTTGGTCAACAGATAAGAACAAACCTACAAGCAGGAATAGCCAACGGAGCAGGGCAAGCCTTTGCTCAGTTTGGTGCTGCTTTGGCTAGTGGCAATAATGCGCTTGAGGCTTTTGCAAAAGCGTTTATTTCTTCAATTGCGCAGATCGCCATTCAACAAGGTTCAGCTTTTATATTGCAGGGTATTGCTTATCAGATCGTGCCAGGCTTTCAAGGTACGGGTACAGCATTAATCGGAGCAGGTGCGGCTTTAGCTGCTTTTGGTGGCGCACTCGGAGCTTTTACTGGAGCAGGTGGCGGAGCAGGATCACCAAATGTTGCAAACGGCGGATCTACTATTTCAGGCGAAATAATCACAGATCCAAGAACAGGCATAGCTGCATCACAAGAAAGAATCGAGCCAAGCACAGGCGTAAACGTAACTATCATGGGAGATGTTTTTGATTCAGAAGAAACAGGACTCCGCATCTCCAACATTTTAAGAGAGTCGTCTTTAAATAATAACGTAAGGGCAACGGTCTTCGCATGATTAATACAATACCAATTTTCTATTATGATTTTAAAATAAGCGCAGAGAACTTTTATATCAACTTTAACGAGGGACTTGGTGAGCGCACTGCTCTAGTCTCTCCCGGAAACTACTCAGCGCAAGAGCTTGCTAATGAAGTCACAAGAGTAATGAATGAGGCAGGGGATCAAGTCTACCTTTGTTCTTTCAATAGAGCTTTGAGACTCTTCTCTTTCTCTGCTCCCTTTGCTTTTGATTTATTGGTGTTCACTGGATCAAATGCTGGCTTAAGTGCCTATCCAGTTCTTGGCTTTATTGGTGCAGATCTTACTGGGTTAACCACTTACCAAGCTAATGAGCAGTCGGGCAAAGAGTTCATCCCACAGTTTTCGCTCCAAAATTTCGTAGACTTTGAAGACTTCCAAGAGTTCGCAGACGCCAAGGTTAATGAGAGCGCATCGGGTGAGATCGAGGTCTACACTATCGGGCAGAGGAAGTTCATGGAGTTCGCAATCAACTATTCTACTAATTTCAACCAGGGTAAGGCTGGCATAATTCGCACAGACTCTCAGGGTGTTGAAAAGATCAGGGACTTTTTAAGATATTGCATCACAAAAGGGACCCTTGAGTTCATGCCAGACATGACAGACCGATCAACTTATCAGACAATAATTCTAGAAACCACAGAAGCATCATCATCAGGGACGGGTTACAAATTAAATGAGCTGTACTCTAAAGGCTTGCCAGGTTATTTCGATACAGGTTCGCTTAAATGGCGTCTTAAGGAGTAATTATGTCGGTAACTAATGGTCAAAATGCTGATCAAATTGTTTTCAATGGTGCCTTTGTTTCAAAACTTGTTAACTCTACAGTTATTTCAAGAGTAACTCTTAATCGAACAGGCTCAGGAGCGCAGGTTGTAGATACTCAACAAACGATTAATGATAGTTTAGCGAGACTCACGGTCACTGAGGCTGATGTTGTCGTGATCGAGGCTGACATTGTTGCAGCAGAAGGGGCTATTGTAGCACTTCAATTAATTAATCCGTTATCAAACTTAAATGCCACAGTCGATCCCCTCTCCTCGAATGATAATATTCAAGGTTATGCAGTGGGTTCAAGATGGTTTAACGTAACAAACGACAGGGTTTTTGCTTGTGTTGATTCAACTACCGCTCTTGCTATATGGAAGAGATTGGACAAAGAGAGGTTAGCAGTGAGCTTTTTTAACACACTAGATATGAGCTCGAATAATATAAGCGATGCAGGATACACTCAGCTTGTTGCCGACACTGGCGCGGTTGAGATTAAAAAGATCAATGCTTTTTATCCTGCTGGCTCAATACTTATTTTTGCTGTAGGTGCAGCATCTTCTGAGGTTGATGATTTTATCTTGCAACCAGGAGGAGGAGAGGAGTCTGTCTCTATCCCTCCAAATAGTCGAGTGAGCCTGACTCTTGTCTCTGGACAGACCACGATCACATCAGGTGTTCTTGCTGTTAATTTTCTAACCGAGGTTTAGTATGAAGTGGCTATTTTTTTTAATCTCCCTAAATGTTTCAGCAGCAGCGATCTGGCCTAATGGTCAAAGGTTGCAGACTTTCCAGAATGGCTTGCTCTTTGGAAACAATGAAACAATAGATGCTCAAGTTGATCAGTTTAATCTTTCAGGTGGTGCTCAATTAAGCGGCGCTTTGCTTCTAGAGGAGGAGGACACTCAGTCTGATCCTGGAGCTGGCTTTGGTAAGATATACTTTAAATCAGACTCAAGACTCTATCAAAAAGACTCAAGCGGAGAAGAAAGAAGCGCAACTGCACCTGACGTTACAACAGAGACAACGGTTGAGCCTGTAAACGTAACCGAGATCGTTCTTCCGAATAACCAAGCAACAAGAATAGCTACATCATCAATGCTCCTAGAGACGCGAAATCAAAACAGATTAAGAAATCCAGGCTTTGAGCATCAAGCCTACCAAACAGGGTGGACAGTTTCGGGGCTTGCTACTGTTGCCTCAACATCTCTTGCTGCTCAGGTTGTTGCGGGGGCAAAATCATTTAGAGCGATAACATCAGCGAACACTGTAGAGATCTTTCAAGACTCAACTCTATATGCTGCGACCTCTAACCGTCAGCTTTATGCCTCAATAATCGCAAGCAATACGGCTGTTTCCGCTAGAGTTTGTCCTCGCGTTAATGGTGCAGTTGTAGTCGCAAACTGTATCTTTCTCGACACAACGGGCTCGAGTACAGTTTATGAAATTATGTTTATCGGAGGCACAACCTCCAACGGTATTCAAGTAGACGCAGGATCATCAACAGGTACAATAGTAATAGATGATGCCTATGTGGGTCCGCCACCTGCTGGCTCAATCTATGAAGCTGGATCAGTGGGAGAGTGGATAGATTATGGTCCAATGACAATAACTGCAACCACAACAAACCCTACTAAGGCGACAGTAAGACAGCGTGACAAGGTAAGATGCCGTCAAGTTGGAGGAAACTATGAGTGTGAGTTTAAATACTCTGCCGCATCAGCAGCAGGATCAGCACCAGGATCAGGACAATATATATTTAATCTTCCTCCTGGAATAGAAATAAGTAGCGACATTCCAAATCAAACAACTATCGGTGACCTGGTAAGAGTACCGCTAAACGCAGGAGATATAGAGATAGTAGGTTATTCTAGCAATCCAGGCACAATGGGGGATGTGGTTTCCGCAGTAAAGTTTTCTCAAACATCTTTTAGGGTTGTAGGACAAGCCCTCCATAATTCCATATCCCCCATATCTGCTTCGTATTATGGAATCAATATCGGAAACTTAAGCTACTCCTTCACCGTGAAATTCAGAGGGCAAAACCTAAACGCTAGAACTAATCTATACTCTCAACAGTGTGTAAGACAGACTGATTGTGAAAACGTATTCAGCGCAAAAGTAAGTGGCTCAGGAGTTGTTACGGGAGACACACTAGACTTTATAAATGGAAACTGCGTAATCACTGGATCAGGAGCTACGAGCAGAGTGACTTGTACTTATAACACTTCGATCTTTACTGCTAATCCTGTTTGTACTGCAACAATAGATGGAACAACTACAGGAGTAAATGAAAGGGCTATTACTTTAAACTCAAACTCTACATCTTCCTTTGTTATAGCAAACTTTGTCACGCCTACTAATGTCTACTATTCTTGGGATCAATCTGTTTCAGTTATCTGCACAAAATCTCCTCCTGACTACAAGTTTAGAAACATAATCACAGGGACTTTTCAAGATGTTGTTACAAGTCCAGGGGCAATAAAAGTTGTTCTGTGTAGCGTTGCGAGTGCTGTCGGAAACACTCTAAGTAGAGATCTTGGTGGGTGTGTAGCATCTTCGTCTGGTACGGCAGTAAGGACTTTTACTTTTGCCGCTGGGTACTGGGCAGAGGCTCCCAATTGCTCTTGTAATGTAGGACATAATTCTGGATCAGGAACGTCTTGCGCTGCTGAGCCAGCAAGCACCTCATCAGTAGTAGTTAGGGCATACAACAACAACATAACTCTTGATGAGACAATAACTCTTTTCTGTCATGGTAAAATACCATGAACCTAATACTTGAAGCTTTGAAAAAGTTTGTCGGCTTTATTGTCTTCCTAGTGGGATTAACATTCACAGGCGTAAAGTGGCATCAATCAGAGCTTGAAGCAGTAGAGTTAAAAGTAATAAGTAAGGTTAAAGAATTTAGACAAGACGACATGAGGCATCTTGATACTCAGTTAAACGATATTAAAGGTGACGTAAGGATAATTAAAAAAATATTAATGGAAGGGAAGAACTAACCAAGGACAAGATGGCAATAGAACTTTCGGTAACAGCTAACGCGTATCTGCAGGGCCAAGCAATTGAGCCTAATATCATCCTTGAGATTGAAGGTTTTCCTTTTGTCTTTGGAGCACAAGCAGTATTTGAAACTGTAAAAATCGGCGGCTTCGTTATTGGCGACGGCTCAAAGATTGGCGGAACTCAGAGGCTTGAGAAATCGAAAGACTGGATCATGCTTAATGGGACAACTAATAATATTTCTCAGCAGGTCAATATTGATAGAGCCGAGGGTTCATCAATAACAAGTTTCAAGATTTCGCTCATTGATAAAAACGGAGAGTTAACGCGCCTTTTATCACCTTCTGTTTTGGTTCAAGATCCGCTTGGATTGGAGGCAAGAATTTACTGGATGCCAGCGCAAGCGGCTTTTCCTCGCGACGCAGCGACATTATTCATCGGAGTAATTGACACCCTTAGCCTTAAGCAGGGATCAGTTGTAATTAACGTGGCTCACCCTGATCAGCTTAAAAGACAAGACATTCTTGCGAAGGCTACGGCTAAACTAACTGTTGATTTATTGATTGCTGGCACAACGGCAAATGTCGCAAGCACAGCAGGGTTCACTCCTTCTCAGGCAGGGCTAAAATCATTTCTAAGGATAGGCGATGAGATCCTTGAATATGCCACAAGTTCATCAACAGAGTTCCTTACGTTGATTCGTGGTGCGCTTGGTAGCGTAGCAGAAGCTCATGAGATAGATGATGAGGTTGAATCTTTTTATACTTTAGAAGGTAGACCATTTTCTCTGGCCTTACAGATCTTGCTATCGGGTGGTGAGGCTATTTTTGCCACAAAAAAAGCAACCCGATTTGTTTCAATGGACGCCGCAACACTTATACCTAACGCAATCTTTTTTGAAGAGTTCGACGTTATGGAAAACCTTGGATTAGTTCAAGGCGACACTGTCCAAATCACTGGCGCGACAGTTCTGGCTAACAATCTAACAAGCACAATCATAGACTCTGGGCGCACTTCACTTGGATCCTATATAGTTCTTGCAAGTGTTCTTGAGGTTGAAGTTGATTCTCTTTCGACATGTAGCTTTACTTCAAAATATAACTTACTAAACTTTGGATGCGGATTAAAACCTTACCAGGTAGACGTTGAGCAGTTTGAAAAGCTCGACAATCTTGTGGGTTCTTCCCACCCTGACTATCTTTTTTACATAAAAGACACAATTAAAGCCTCTGACTTTCTTGAGAAAGAGATTTATTTCCCTGTGGGTATCTATTCGGTACCAAGGAAAGGAAGAATCTCTTGTAATGTTACGACTCCTCCTATTGCTTCAGCTGACACTGTTGTTTTAAACGAAGACACAACCACAAACGCAGCTGCAATCTCAGTTGAAAGAACTATTAATCAAAGATTTTATAACGCTGTAGTCTATAAGTATAATATTGACTCAGTCAGTGACAGGTTTTTATCTGCAAGAATCACTCAGTCAGCAGTTTCTACTTCAAGAATTAAGATTGGAAACAAGTTTTTAACTATCGAATCAAACGGCTTGAGAGATGATCAGACAACAAGCAATCTTTTAGACGTTCAGGCTAGAAGGTTCTTGGATCGCTACCAATTTGGAGCAGAAAAGCTTTCAATTGAAACAACATTTAAAGCAGGGTTTAAGGTTGAGGTTGGTGACACTGTCCTTTTGGAGGGTGCATCTCTAGGGATCTCTGATTCAAAGTCAGGCTCAAGAGACTTTGCTCCGCGCGTTATGGAAGTGACTAACAAATCAATCAATCTTAAAAGCGGCATGGTTAAGCTTGAGGTGACTGATACGGGCTACAGCACTAACGCAAGATATAGCACATGGGCACCTTCATCATTGATAGATGGTGGCTCAACTACAACAAGCATAAAACTTAAGAGATCATTCTCGACCAAAGAACTTGCAGCAGAGTCTCGCAAGTGGTCTGACTATATAAATCAAACCGTGATCGTAAGAACGGAAGATTGGTCGTCAGTCCAGGAAACTCGCATTATTGAGATAGTTCAGACAAGCCAGGTTGAGATCATTGTCTCTCCTCCGATAACTGCACCTTTTCAAAACTATATTTTAGACGTTCCTCAATATGATCAATCATCTACTTTTAAGATGAGGCTTTATAAAACCCTTCATGCTTCTTGGTGCAAGATTGATGTGCTCATAGACGTGCCTTCTCCTAAGGTTCTCGAGGTAGCAGATGGCTCAATTTATAAAGTAAACAACGAAATCAGGCTAAGGGACGAGCTTTACACTCGCTCTTTTGATACGACTATCTTGTCAATTAATGGTAACTTTATCACAATTAGAGAAGAACCAATCGGCGGAATACCTGTCAACACACTTATAGACTTTATTGGCTTTGGTGATGGCGGAAACTATTATGCGTTTTTCTAGGGAGCTTTCTTGTCAAACTTAGTCGAAGCCAGAAAAGATATAGCACTTGAAGACGTTGCCTTTAGGTCGTCCGTTTCAGAAGCAGTGGGCGGCAAGATTGGCTCATCAATTAACTTCATTAATCGCAGACAAAACGACAAGCATGATTGGCATTTAAACGGTCCTTATCGTTTAGGTGTTGGATCTGCTGGACCAGACGGAATCTTTGTTTTTCCTTTTGCTGCTGAGATTGTTGCCCATGCTTTCTATTCAGGCACAGTCGGGCTAAGTGGAACGACCGAGATTGCAATTAAAAGGCTTGATGTTGGTGGTGTAGTCTTAGGAGACATGTTTTTCATTAACCCTTTCGTTAACTCCACTTCTGTTTCTGGATCATTCTCAGCTTACAGATGGAGCGATGGCGTAACACTTGCTTTGCCAACGGGTCACTCTATCGGAACTATTTTTCCTGATTCAAATAGGTTCTTCACAGCAGGGCAAGGCGTGAGGCTTGATCTTATTTCTGGTATGGTTGGCGGAAAGACTTTGCAATTTACTATTTACTACAGACCTATTTAAAGGATATTTATGGCTACTTTTTTTGGCGGTGAGACACTAATTAGGGCAATTCGAGTCAATGGATCAACAAATGCAAATACCACTGTCTACACCGTCCCCACAGGAACTTATGCAATAGTAAGTATGGGAAGTTTTGTTTCGGGAGGGGCGAATACCGATGTTGACGTGGGAGCAATGAGAATTATTGCGGGACCTAATATTGTGGCAGAAAAAGCCAAAGAGTACGTTTTATTTGAGGGGCAAACTGTTTTTTTAACAGTAAACACGAGCGCTAGTCCAAACTCTACATGGGATTTTGTCGTCAGGGAATACTCAATACCATGATCGTATCTGTCTGTAACGGCGAGATAATTAAAGCTTACTTTTCAGTCTGCAGCTTTTTAAAGGATCTCCAGAATGGACAATACATCTTTGGCGTCAGTGGTTAAATTTAAAAACAAAAAAGTAGAAGAAAGAACAAAAACCCTTGATCGTAACTTATTCTCAATCCTAGTAGAGATGGGTTGGTTTTGTTCTGCCAGAGGTCATGATTTTGTCCTAACAGAAACAGTCACAACTATAGACGAAGATGTTAAGCTAAAAAGAGTGAGCAATTCTCACAACCAGAGAAGAGCAGCCGACATACGCACGCGAGACTGGACTGAGAATTTTGTAAAAATGTTTGTTTATGATTTCAATAAAAAGTATAACCACATAGGGGCAAAGTCCCTGACCGATGGACAACGTCGATTTATTGTGGATAAATCTAAGAACAAACAACCTCATCTGCATATACAGATAGGAACAGAATTTATGGAGGATACATGAGTGAGCAAATTGGTATTGATAAAATTGAAAAGGTAGTTGAGTCACTTAAGCACGTTGCTTTAGCTGCAAAGAAAATTTCTGCTGACAAAAAAGTAGATCTTGCTGATTTGCCAGCAGCCATGGAACTTCTTGTAAAACTTCCTTTAATCATTGATTCTTTCACTGCATGGAAAGAAGTGATTGAGCAAGGCAAAGATATCGATGTTTCTGAGGTTATCGTATTGATCCAGAAAGTTAATGGAATGGTAAAAGAAATCGAGAAAGCATAATTATATGGCTTCACTAATATCATTCTTGGCTGCATGGGAAACTACTGCAAAACTTTTAGAAAGGTTTAGTGAGGCTTATATAGCTTGGAAGATTCAGTCTATCAGGTCAGACCATAATTCAATCGGAGAGGCACGACATGAACTCATTAAGCAGATTGTTTTCGCAAGAGCGTCGCGTGATGCTGTTAAACTTATCAATCTTAATAAGCTTCTTTATATTGTTGAGTATAACGTCAAGCTGCAACAGCCAGAGAATAAGAGCACCAAGAGTTGATCAGTGCGTAGTCTTGGAAAACTCAATGTGTTCTTGCTTTAATGGAGAAGTGGATTATGAAACAGATTGTTTCGGTCACATCTCAACAAGCGCAGAAGACTACCAAAGATTGAGAGATCATTTTCAAGACGTAACTCAAAGATTGGAGATATGCCTTGCCGCGCCAAGACGATGCCAGTAAGCCAAGCAAAGATCACAAATCAGCATCCTTAAGTAAGCTTGAGGCTCAAAAGATTCAAGCATTGCTTAATAATGACACAAAAACAGCAGTACTCATTCAGCGCATAATTTCGCTCATCAATAAAAAATAGACTTCTCAGGTAATGGCACACATCATTAAATAAACTACCTCAAGGATTAAGAGTGGTGTCAGATGGCGACTTACTTCTGGTCGAGAAACTTAAGAAGCTCGCTGCTGAGCTTGGAAGAAAACCAACTAGAAACGAGTTTGTTGATTCAGGTGTTTCGCATCATTACTTTAGGCACCTAACTTTTAACGGTCTACTCGCTCTTGCTGGCCTACCTGTTCACCCTAATCAGAAAACCTCTCTGATAGATCCGTTTACTCCAAGAATACTCCTGATAGATATCGAGACTGCTCCCCTAACTGTCTACACTTATGGGATAAGAGAGCAGCATATAGGCGTTTCTCAAATAGACCAGGACTGGACTCTTTTATCATTTGCTGCAAAATGGCTTGATTCAGAAGAGATGATTTATCACTCAGTTGATCCGAATGATCCGAGAAACGATAGAGCTTTGGTACAAAAAGCCTATGACTTACTTGCCTCTGCTGACTGCGTTATTGCTCACAATATAAGCTTTGATGTTAAAATGCTTAAGGCTAGATTTGTTTTTTACGACATGATCAGCATGAAGGACTTTCGAAGGGTCTGCACCTATCAGATTGCAAAGAGTAACTTTCGGCTCACTTCTAATAAGCTAGAGTATCTAGCAAGATTCCTGGGTGTTATTGAAAAGCTCGCTCATGGAAAATATCCAGGCATGAGTCTTTTTAAAGAGTGTGCTCTGGGTAATGTGGACGCATTTAAAGAGCTTGAAGACTACAACTGTCGGGACGTTTTAACCCTTGAGGCAATATACTTAAAACTCAGGCGGTATGATAAGCGTATTAAGTTTAATGTTTTTAGCCAGGACAATAAGTGTGATTGCGGATCTAGTGAGATGAGAAAGATTGAGCCCACAATAACTAACCAAGGTGTCTTTAAAACCTATCAATGCATTGAATGTGGTAAAACGCTAAGAGAAAAATCTAATTTACTGAGCACTCATCTGCGCTCGAATCTTCTGACCTAACCACAAATATTCGCTCTTTAATTATTGTTTTAAGCCTGTCGTGGGCGAGTCGCTGTTGGTATGGGTTTTCTCTTTTAATAGTGTTTAGAAACGAAACTCGCGCGTAATATAGGCGATCCTGCGTCTTAAGTAGGTCAGTAAGGTTTTCTTCTGTTTGAACAAAGAGCAAAGGGAAGAAAATAACCCGATTCATTTTCGGCAAAGGTCTTCAAAGAGAGTGGCGGTGCTCTGGCAAATAACCTCGATTAGTGATTCATGAAGAGTCTGATCAATACCTGTTAAATCGTGGAGGCAATGCACTGCTTCATGAATAAGATAGTATCTTTTTTGCTTCTCTGAGAGTTCTTTTGAAATATAAATGCACTGATTGTTTGGATCGTACATGGCGACAGTGTTGGGATCCTCAGCAAGCTTAATAAGATTTCTTTGAAGTATGACTTTTACTCTGATCTTTCTTCCCAAAATAGTCAGGTGCATAACTTCCTTTTAAAATGGCGAGCAAATCGTCCTTGATTGTACTCGCCACTCAACACACTTTGAGGCGAGGAAGCCACATATTAATCTTGAGGTAGAAAAGTTAGGTTGTCTTTAAAAGAGTTTCTGCTTTATTCTTTCAGTATGATTGAAATAAAAATAAAACCCATGTCGATGGGCAGGGCTTGGTCGCAAACCAAGAGTGGGCGACGATTTCTTACTAAGGAAGCCAGTGACTACAAGAAAATAATAGCCTTGAGTTGTAGCAAGCTTTCTTTTTTGTCAGGCTACACAGGGGCAATCGGTTGTAAAGCTGAGTTCCATGGACCTTGGCTAACGAAGAAAGGTCAAATATCCAGGACAGCAGGGGACGTTGACAACTTTACTAAGTTAATTTTTGATGCAATTGGTGAAAGGTATGGTTTTGACGACTCTCAGATCATGGAGGTTAGCCTCAAGAAAGTTATTTCAGATAAATGGAAAATACTTATTTCCCTAAAAGCCATTTCTCTCTAGTTAAATCTTTTTGCCATCCACGATTAATAAGCCATGCGCTTACCCTGGGATGCTTTGCAGCCATCGAGAAAGCACCTTTGGTGTGAAAATTGTTGTGGTCTTGTTGGCAAACAGGGATCTTATTTCTTGGCTCTTCTGCTAATTCAGGATGCGCCTTTCTGGTCATAAGGTGATGCCATGCAACCAAGCCCTCACCGATCATTCCGCAAACAATACATGCGTGACCATGTGCTTCATAATTTTTGCTCATTGACTTGTCCAATCGGTTGAGTTTTTTCTTCTTATTCCGTTATGATAGAACCAACCATTCTTGATAGCCCAGGCTTTAAACGGTATCAAGGAAAATCTTGTCGGATGACTGATGTGATAAGGGCAAAGGGGCACTAAATTCCATGGCTGATTGGTATCTAATCCTGCATAGGTTTTAATTTTACAAAGCTTAGCAGGATCATGGCAGATCAAGCAAAAAAGTTCCTCTGCATAATTATGCAAATCAGAAGCATCTTGGTGCATATTTCTCCGCGATCTCTCCAATCTTGTAAGGCACAGAAGCAGGACGATCAATCGTGTGATTAAAGGGATGGGAGTAATTGCCAGGAGGAAGATGCAGCCTTTCGTGAATAGCGCTGGCAATATAAGCGGATCTCTTACGTGCGTTCTTTCTTGAGTTAAAAAAGATTCTTTCTTTTTGATCGGGAAACGTAACGGCGACTGCACTTGTCCAGGGATTAACAAACCTATGAAGATCAATCTCGGTTAATTCTTCTGAGAAAAGATTCTTTGCTACCTTGTCGCCAGTATGATCTGAGTAAGAAAACCAACCAAAGCGACCAACCTCATCTCTAAATTCTTTTAAGTTCATTACACAATTGGAGTCAGCCACAGCTTTAATAACCCATGGCTCAGTTCTTTTAGTGGTGAAATAAATCTTTGATGGCCATGCCTCGACTATTTCTTGGACTGTGACTGATGGCTTATTCACTGTCGAGCAAGAAAAAAGAAAGATTAAAAGTAAGCGCATTGGATAAACCTTTAAAAGTTTTTGGGTTCTCTAATGCGACCATACATAAAAAGCTAACGCAAGCCCAAAACCCTAGGCGCATGAATGAATGATAAGTCACTTTTTTATCCAGATATGCCCAAGCCCAGAATGTCTAAGCCATGCCGTTGCTTCAACGTAAGCCTTTAGACAGGCTTGAGACTTACTTTTTTTAGAGAATCTCCCGTCAATATATAGAAAAATAAAATCATCCCTAAAAGAGTAGTAGTGATTCAAGTCAGGGGCATCATAATAAGTGCCATCTCTCTTTGCATGAGCGACAACAAAAGCTAGGGCTTCAGTGTTATTTTTAGCTTCCGCAAAACAAGCTCCATTAAAAATAACCTCAACCTGTCCAGTCGAGCGTCGCTTCCAATAATAGCCAATGTTTCCCTTGCCTGTTCTGTTTATCTCCGCAAGCTCTGCCCTAAAGGCTGGCGCATCTGAAAACGACCTGATCACAAACCCTCCTGCATAACCCAAACGCCAAGCACAAATGATGCCGTGACAAAGTAGATAATTAATAAGCTTGCTTCTATTTTATTCATTATTTCTCTGAGTTAGTTATTAAAAGTGAAATTGCTTCTATTTGCCTGGTTAGTATGTGACCAAATCCGTAACGTACTGGCTATTGTTTAAAGCCTTGGCTTTCTATTTGCGCCATTACGAAGCTCATTTAATCTTTCGATCAAAATAGATGCGTGTTTAGAGTTATTAACTACAGGCATCTTTTCGCCAACCTGTTCGCACAAAGATTTAATAAGGTTGACTTGTTTTTCTGATGCAGGGTTTTCGGCACCAACAGAAGCGTTTATATTTGGTGCTTGCGGTCTTTGCTGAGCCTTGTCGTGCGTGTTTGTTGCATCTGAGTCTTTCTCGCCATCCAAGCCAAGCAAACCAGCAAGGCAATACTTTCTAGCGTAGGATGATGCCGCTCCTGTAACCTGAGCCTCGTCCATTCCTTTTTTCTCTAGAGCTTCTCTGGCAAAAGCTTGACCGACAATCTTTTCTTTGCCGTCGCTGATCGTGGCAATTGCCTTAACGTAAAATCTGCCTGATGTCTCGGCTATTTGATCTTCAATATAAAGAATTAAACCAAGCTCATTAGCGATTGGTCTTGCTTCTGCGAGAATGTCCCCCACTGTCCAGTAGGAATACTTACCAAAAGAATTAAATTGATCCTTTGTGACACGAACTCTTGATTGAAGTTCTACTATTTTTTCCTGAAAAGTTTTCTCACTCATCTCTATTCTCCTTACTGAGTTGTTTAATCATTAGATCAATGCCTAAGTTTCTAACAATGTTTTTTTCTTTCTCGCCATATATAAAAGGCTTGTAACGGAAGCAGAAATCAATCCTGCCTTGCTCATCCCATTCGTGAAAGTCGCGACACTTTACACAATGATATAACTCAGTCACGTGCTTGCCTCAAGAGAGCTTCTAGGGGTTTGAGTGCATAGATAGCCTCATCAACATTGTCAGCAGCCTCAATCAATCCTTCGCGTAATAGCTGGGCATCTTTAATCAACTGGACAAGGTGAGAGAATGATTCAGCAGAAAAACAATTCCTAAGTTGTAATGCAAATACAAAGGTAGGCATTATTTCGCCATCCCTTTCTAGTGCAATCAAGGTTTGTTCAAGCCTTACTAATTCATCTAAAGTGTTCATAAAGATACCTCATATAGGACACCTCCACAGAGTATTCGCAAGAAATCTGTGAAGGCGTTTTAAGCCACTCAAAAAAGTCCCAGGAGAAGGAGTTGTTAAGAGTGAATAGTTTTTATGTGTGTTGCGAATACCTGAGCGTTCTACCATGATCATTTTAAAAGTAAAGCAGTTGTGTAGAATATTTATAGCTCTTTACATATTTAAGCGAAATGGTTTAGAAAAATCAAGCTCGTCAGGCACAAATTATATAAGAAATACCCATAAATGGGTTCGCCTGAATCGGCTTTTGAACTCCTCTGACGAGTGTTCATTGGTCGGCTCAGGCTCTTTCTTTTTGGAGCTTATGTATGGCCAGGATAAACGTTGAGGACTCGATTTATAAAGACACAAGATTCCTTGAATTGACTCAAAAAACAGGCTCTTTCGAGATGGCTTTGGGTTCGCTTGTTAGGGTTTGGAGCACGGCGCAAGAATACTTTTTAAAGGCTAACGGTGGCATCCCGCAAGACATTTGGGATAGACAAAAACTGAGAAACGAGGTCATAGATTGCGGATTGGCTTACTGCATTAATGGGCAAGTTTTTGTTGAAGGTGCTGAAAAACAGTTTGGGTGGTTGCGTCAAAGATCCAACGCGGGTAAAAAACCCAAAACGAGAAAACAAGATGTTACAAAGGAACGGTCGTTAACGGTCGCTTCGATCTCGGATCGGCTCGAAACCTCTTCCTCTTCTTCTAGCTCTACTTCTAAAGAAGAATACAATACACATACAAGCAAAGTTCCCGAAATCGAGGAAAGTGTGAGATCAAGTATCTCACCTGATAGAATCACTAATCTATGGAACGATGTGTTATCGTCCAAGCTAAAACATTCGCACGGAATCGGGGTAGGCAAGCACTTGGTAAATTTTATTGATTCTAGGAAGTTTTTTGATACACCTGAAAAATGGGAAGATTATTTTGTAAAAATTTTAAACACGCCTTTTTTAATTGGCGGCGGCCCTAATGGATGGAATTGTACGCTGCAATGGGCTGTAAACTACGATAACGCACTAATGGTTTTGGATGGAGCTTACGACAAAGCTAATCAAGCCAAGATTGCCCTAGATGCGTATTTTGGAACCGAGGAGGGGTAATGGATAGGTCGACGTTTGAAAACGCATTTAAGGGCATTTTAGAGCTGTTTCCGAGCGCATTAGGTGCCGCTCGTGTCGCTCGGATTGCAGAAATAACACAAAATATAGAATTTGAAGAACTTCGGAGGCTAGATAAGCATCTCGTTGATACTTCTCGTTATGCTCCACTACCTGATGACTTCAAAAAAGCTATCCGTGAACTTAATATTCAGCGCACAGTATCAATAAAGAACACTGATGTACCGCACAAAGCTGCCACTCTTGATATCGGCTTTTTGGGTGACGACTGGTTTTTTGATGAAACGAAAGTTTTCAAAAGAGGGAAATCTGTAAAAGATTGTGTGTTCATTTTGTTCAGTGAAAGCCCTGATCACCCTTTAGTTATCGCGGCAAAAGCAAAGATCAAAGAGTGTCTTTCAGGGCGAGCTAAATTTATTCCAACAGCATCAAATAGGCACAACGAAGTTGAGGCAAAAGTGTTTGATTTCTTCTATGGAAAGCCAGGCAGTAGTTTATTTAAACAACAAAACCAAGAGGGCTAAAATGGAAATAAAAATACCAGAAAAAATCAAGAGCAAGGCAGATGCACTCGCGTATATAAAAGGCCCTGACTTAGAGGATGAATTTGATGAGTCTCTATGGGATGCTGAGGTTAGAAATCACCATGCAGGATTTGCTGAGGGCTATGAGCTGGCTACTGCCCATGCGGCACAGGACTCAGCATATTTAAAAGGAAAAATAAAGTGGCTTGAAAGTAAAGTTATAGAAAAGGAGCCAGCGATAAAAATAGAGATCTCGGAGCACATCTCAGCGCAGGCTGCACGAATGTTATTGGAAAAGCAAAACACTCGCCTTAAAGAGGAAAATAAAATAATGAGAGAGACTTTAAAAAATTACAGAGATATTCATAAGGATATTTTAGATGGCGGAAAACGTGACAGGGCTTGCTTGGTTAAATTAAACAAAGAAGAGGAGTAAAATGAAAAACGTATGGACAAAAGGCAATCAGAAATTCTGGTCAAGCTACGACCGCACCAAGAAGGATAGAGTTTTTACTCTCATCAATCCCAAGTCAAGCAAAACCATTTCTTTTGAGTCGTGGCAAGCAGTCAAGAAAATGGGCTATATTAAAAGCTAAGTAATCGAGAGGGCTGTATTAAACATTTGACACAATCTGAAATATTAAAATAGCCTACTTAAAAGCAAGTTGCTTAAAAACCTAGTGGGTGGAATGATTCAGTCAAGAGAAATCAGTTTGGTTGATATAACTAAACTTGTTCCCTGTCCAAAAAATAACAATATTCACAGCCAAGAACAAATCGACAGACTCGCAAAACTGATCGAGTTCCAGGGCTTTCGCAATCCTATCGTTGTTTCGAATAGATCAGGCTTTGTTGTCGCCGGCCACGGAAGAATTGAAGCTGCGCGTAAACTTAAAATGGACAAGCTTCCTGTTATGTATCAGGACTTCGAAAGCGAAGCGCAGGAATATGCTTACCTAACAAGTGATAACGCAATCGCCTCGTGGGCCGAATTAGATTTGAGTATGGTTAATACTGAGATGCTCGACTTTGGCCCTGACTTTGATATTGATTTGTTGGGTATTAAAGACTTCGTTATTGAGCCAGTTGAGAAGTTTGACCCTCAAAGTGATGAGGATGCTGTGCCTGAAGTGGTTCATCCTATTACTCGCAAGGGTGATTTATGGTTGCTTGGGAATCATAGGCTGTTATGCGGTGACTCAACCATGATTGATGATGTTGAGAAGCTTTTAAACGGTCAAAGCCCAAATACAATGATAACAGACCCACCTTACGGTGTTAAGTATGAGGCAGGGTGGAGAGCAGAGGCTAAAGGTGTTAAAAAGACGGAAAGAGAAGAAAGCTCAAATTTGCAAAATGATGATAGATCAGACTGGTACGACTCTTATGTTCTTCATAAAGGTAACATAGCTTATGTTTGGCATGCATCATTTTTTACAGACGTTGTAATGGATGGTTTAAAGAGGGCCGGTTTTGAAATTAAAGCACAGATAATTTGGAACAAGAATGTTCACGCACTATCTAGGTCTGACTACCAGTGGAAGCATGAGCCTTGCTGGTATGGAATAAGAAAGGGGGCCAATCATAACTGGCTAGGAGATAGGAAGCAAAAAACTGTATGGGATATTCAAAACGTAATGTTTGAAAAAGATGGAGGAGGGAAAACATCTCACCCAACTCAAAAGCCAGTCGCCCTATATGTAAACTCAATTAACAACCACACAAATTCTGGTGAATATATTTACGAGCCATTTGGCGGAAGTGGTACATCAATAATAGCCGCAGAAAAAACATCAAGAAGGTCACTAACTATAGAGTTAGATGAAAAATATTGTGACGTTATAATTAAACGCTGGGAAGCATACACTGGTAAGAAAGCAACGCTAGAACTAACAAATCAAACATACGAAGAACTAAAGGTGGAGCGTGATGGCACGACCAACTAAAGACCTTGAAGAGATGGAGTTTAACGGGTGGGATCAGCTAGACGCTTTAATAGTCTGGGCTTCTCAAGTTTACTGTGCTGAAAAGCTAGGTATCAATATAGACACTTTATCAGCAAGAATAAAAGAGCGCACTGGGTTAAGTTTTTCCGAGTATAAACAACAAAAGAAAGAACCACTTAGAATCAATTTATTAAAAAAACAGTATGACGTTGCAATGGCTGGGAATGTCTCAATGCTAATTTGGCTCGGCAAAAATGAGCTAGGTCAGAAAGATAAGTCAGAAGTTGCTCAAGGCGTTTACGAAATAAAGATCGACTCAGATGATGAACGAGTTTAAGAAAACAGAAGCTCAATCACTAGCCGTTAAAACAATCATAAACTCTCTTGCTACTGACGTATGTATTGAGGGGGGATCAAGGGCTGGAAAGTCTTTTGAGATCATGAGGCAGATCTTTATAAGGGCGGCAAAGCAACCAAACTCAGACCACCTTATTGTTAGAGAGACATTTAACTCAGCCAAGCGATCACTATGGCTCAAGACTGCACCCGATGTTCTTAGGCTTTGCTTTCCCATGCTTAATCCTGAATGGCATCGCACTGACTATTATATTAGGCTTATCAATGGCTCACGAATCTTTCTTGCTGGGCTAGATGATGGCGACAAACTTGAAAGGCTACTTGGTACTGAATACTCCACTCTTTGGTTTAATGAATCAAATCAGATCCCATTTACAGCGATCTCAAAACTTAAGACCCGCTTGGCGCAGAAGAACACACTTAAAAAGATGGCTTACTATGATCTTAACCCGACAAAGACAAGCTCATGGGTTTATCAATTGTTTCACCAGGGTATTAACCCAGAGGATGGCGAATCACTAAGCAATGGAGCTGACTATCTGACAATCAAGATGAGTCCGCAAAGTAACATTGAGAACCTGGACGAGAATTATATTAAGACTCTTGAGCGTCTACCAGAGAAAGAAAGGATGCGCTTCTTGTATGGCGAGTACGACACCGAGAATAGCTCATGTGCTGTTTACTCATTCAATGACGACCATATATCAGAGGATGCTATCAAACTCGCAGGAACGATTTACGTGGGCTCAGATTTTAACATTGAATACAACTCGGACATTATTCTTTCTCAGCACGCCCATGGAATTTATGTATGGGATGAGATCCAGATACCAGGGGACACCTTCAAGAAAGCTCACACACTAAAAGAAAAGGGCGCGACAGGGGCAACGATTATAGCTGACTCAACTGGAATAAATAGAAGAACTTCTGGTAAGTCTGATTTCTTGATTCTAAGAGAGGCAGGGTTCAATGTAACTCAAACCCTTAACCCTGCGGTTATTGACAAGATAGCCAATCTCAATAGATGCTTTACGATGGGACTCATTAAGATTAACCCTCGATGCCGAAAGCTTACTAGGGATCTCAAGAGCCTTAAATGGGACAGACACGGACAGTTAAACCAAACGACAGATAAGAGCCTTTCTCACTTGGTCGACTGTTTGGCTTATGTTTGCTGGAAAATGTTTCCGCTAATGAATCAATCAGGCTTAAGACCAGAGTCACACAAAAGGTGACAAAGCTTAATTTATAAATCAAGATTTAAGTAACTGCCAAAATAATCAAAGGTTTATAAATGCTTACCGTTGAAATGTTATCATCTCAAGAGGGACGTAAGAAGCTTGTCCAGTATATCGAATCAAGAGACAACCTAGGCAGAAAAGTAGAATCATTTAAGCAGTCAGAGATCTATAAAGACCGAATAGGTACTTACGTCCTTGAGTCGCTCAGAACTCAATTCAGCGAGCAAACAGTTACCGAGATGCCACTTGTTAAGTCTGTTAATATTGCAAAGCGTTGCGTCAACAATCAATCAGTGATCTACTCAAATGCTCCCGAAAGAGAATGGCTTAATGTTTCTGATGACCAAAAAGATATTCTCTGGAGTGTTTATCATGAGATGAACGTCAACAAAAAGCTTGGCACTGCTAACAAGTTTTACAAGCTCCATAAGCAATGCCTAGGGCAAGTCATCCCAAAAGATGGCAAGCTTATTATGCGCGTATTGCAGCCTCATCAGTGGGATGTGATCACGGATCCGGGTGATCCAGAGAAAGCAATTGCATATATTGTTTCTTCTTTCGATAAAACAGAGAGCTTTCAAGACAATTTAAAGAGATCACCTACAGGGAACTTTTCTCTATCTGAGCAGAACAATCGAAACTATCGCGAGAACCTAGACATGCAGGAGCGCGAAAGACAAAACGGCAAAACGTACCTAGTATGGACTTTGACCGAAAATTTCATCATGAATAAGAAAGGCGAAGTCATTGGCGAGGTACTGCCTAACCCTATTAATGAGCTTCCTTTCTTTGAGATCAGCGAGCAAAAAGATTTTGAATATTGGATCAGGCAAGCATCGGCATATGGTGACTTCACTGTAGAGTTTAATGCTGCCTTAACTGAGACTCGTCAAACTGTTAAGATGCAATCATTTGCTGTAGCCATTGTAAAAGCTCCAAAAGAAATGCAGTTCAGTAATCTTCAAATTGGTCCTAACTATATTCTGCATCTACCAAACGATGAGCTTAATGGAGTCAAGACCGAGTTTGAGTTTGCTTCTCCTACTGCTAACATTGATGGCGCGATTCGTTTCCTAGAGGTCATGCTTTCGGGCTTTCTAACTTCTGAGGGTATTGATCCAAAGACTGTTTCAATGTCGGGAGAGACAACACAATTTACCTCTGGGATCGACAGGCTCTTGTCTTTGATTGATAAGATGCAAGCTTCTAGGGATGATTATGACGTATTCCAATATGCAGAGACGCAAGTATTTAAGCTCGTTAAAGCTTGGCTAAATGCTTTGAATGGTAACGCTTCTCTTGATTCTATTTACCACACATCCCTACCAAGCGACTGCGACCTAACTGTTAAATACAAGATGCCTGAAATGGTGCAGACTGAGCTTGATAAGATCGAACTCTTGCAGAAGAAAATAGAGATCGGCTTAGCCTCACCCATTACAGGGCTAATGGAACTCGAAGACCTAACTAGAAAGCAAGCAGAGGAACTTTACACCACAATCCAAAAGGACAATGCGCTTGAAGCCCAAATACTCCCTGGATGATGTAAGCCAAGAGGTTGACCTAGAAAGTATCCTTGGTCGCGTGCCTACTGACGTCGAGGCAAAGCAGTTTATTGATGATGCGCTTGATTTGATCATTGAGAGAACTCAGTCAGGTGTTGATATAAACGGCAAGCAGTTTAAGGCTTACTCTTCCGATTATGCAAGATTTAAAGGCGTATCAAGAGGATCTGTTGACTTAACGCTTACATCTGAAATGCTAGCATCTATGGCGGGAGAGTTTGATCGCGGCATGGTAAAAATCTTTGTAGACGAAGAGCAAGTATTAAAGTCATACAATCATAACACTGGCGACACTCTACCTAAAAGAACTTACTTTGGGCTTACTGATACCGAAACAGAAGATCTCGCATCTACACTAGGCATTGGACCTGCATCTGATTCAGCCAGGGAGTTAAACCTTACTGAGATTCTAAATAACATCGGGTTTGTCGTTGACGAAGATTAGAATAATAGGATTCGAGAACCTGACTCCTAGGATAAAATCCAAGATCGGATTAGCTATCTCTAAGTCAGGTTTCGCTAAAGTGTTTCAATCTGAGGTCGTTAGTGAGATTAGAAAGAATGGAGTTGAGCCACAACTTAAGCCATCAACCATAAAGACTAGACGCTATCTCCAAAACTTCAATGCGACTCAATCAGACTTTAGACCAGATAAATCAAATCTAACCTTAACAGGACAGCTCTTGGATTCAATAAGAGCCAGGTTCATCGCTGCAAAACTAACTATCAATCTCATTTCATCAGATACCAAACACAAAAGATATAAGACGGGAACCAATAAAGGTAAAAGCTCGATGCCATCTCTTGTCGATATATTCAAGTTTCAAAAAGATGCTGGCAGAGACATTGCCCAGATCTTTACTCGTCGAGACTTTCTTGAGTTAATAACCCGAAAGCTAAAAACGTCAATTAGGAACTTTTATAAAAATTGACACAACCGATAGGAGCGTAGAAAATGGAACCAGAAGTCACGAGTCCAGCGGATTCGAACGTCGTTGCCAGTGGCAGTGCGGAGGATAAAGTTTCTTACGATTCTTTCCGCAAGTCAGTAGAGGCGGAAAAAAACGCAAGAAAACGTGCCCAAGATTTAGAGTCAAGAGTTCAAGAGTTTGAGCGGAAAGAAATGGAGAGTAAGGGACAATATGAAAAGCTTGTCCTTCAACTTAAAGAAGAAAACGAAACGCTCAAGACTTCTGTTAAAAAAGAACGCGAAACCTATTTGTGGGAACGTATCACGACTGGAGTTAAAACAGAAGCCTTGAAGGCTGGCTGTCAAAACCCTGAGAAGTTGATCAAACTCCTAGACAAGTCCGATTTTGAAATGCTGCAAGCTGATGCTGATGGCTACAATCTTAAGCAGGAGTCTTTAAACTCTCTGATTGAGAAGGCAAGGAAAGAGAACTCGTTTCTATTTTCACAGCCTGCTGTAAAAATCAATGATGCTATCCCTGCTGCACGGATCTCATCGGGCGAAAAACAAATTACTACTATGACAAAACAAGAAATCTTAAACAAACTCAAAGGAGTTTAACATGGCTGCAAATAATTTAGTCGCTCTCAAAGCTGATCTCGTAGCTGCACTCGTACAAGCTGAGTTACGTGAGAAAGCTTCTCTTCTTCCTTTTCTTTCTGACTTCACAAGCCTCGCTGGCAAAGGTGCAAAGCAGCTTGAAATTCCTAAGCTCTCTGGCTTCACGGTTCAAGATCGCGCCTTTGGTGCTGCTGCTTCTGAGAACACTGCTCTTGTTAGCTCAGTAGACACAATCGTTTTGAACAAAAACAAGATTGTCCTTTTTGGTTACGATTCAAACGATGAAATGCAGTCTTCAATCGACTACATGACAACTGCAATCAGTCGCGCTTCTTCTGCTCATGGTCGTCAGATCAATACTGACATCTTGACTGCATGGAATACTGTTGCCGGTCTTTCTGTAAACGCTGCTGTTCCTGCCGACATCACTGTAAACGCTATCCTTGATATGCGTGAGTTCCTCATTGAAAACTTCGCTGATATGACTAAGTCTTTTCTTGTCATCAGCGCAGACCAAGAGAAAGCAATGCTCAAGCTTGCTGAGTTCTCCCGTTATGACTATCGCGGTACAGGCGCAAGCCCGATCGTTAATGGTCAAATTGGTTTCGTTTACGGCGTTCCTGTCGTAATCAACCAACAGATCGGCACTCAACAGGCATACATGGTCAACACAGAAGGTTCTGCTATCGCTTTTCAGAAGCAGCCATCTGTTGCAGAAGACGTTGCGCTTCAATATGGAACAGGCGGTCGTCAGGTTGCTGTTGATGTTCTTTATGGAGTTGGCGGTCTTCAAATTGCTGAGGGTACTGCTGCTGCAACGAAGTCACCTTTGATTGCTAAGCTACAAGACTAATGTCCCAGCATAGCGATCTGATTCCTAGCTATCTAACGGCGCAGTCTTTAATTGGACTGCGCCGTCTTATGTTTATAACTAATGCCAAAGATGGCACACAGTATAGATATTTTGATATTCAACAATATGATGAGGCTGAAAAAAAGAAATGGGTTGCCTGGTATTACAGGACACTTAAAAACTTAGGAGAGCTTGATGCCGATATCGGGGAGTAGGGCAGACAGGGAGCAAGATAAATTTAGAGACGTTGCAGGAAAGACAACTGTGCAAACGTCTACTCCTACGCTCATTACTCTCATAGATAAGACTGGCAACACTAACTACATAGGGCAAGCATTGCCCGGATCAACTGGATCTCAGGCAGTCTGGAGCATCATGAGAGTGGTAACAAGTGGAGGCGGTACAGAAGTTCTGTATGCTACAAATGGAAACTTTTCAAGCGTATGGGATAACCGAGCGAGCTTAAATTATGCTTAGTCTCAAGATAGTTGATTCTCCTGTTCAGATTTTTTTATTACAGGGGAGCAATCCGCTCGGTGCCTATGATGCATTAACTTCATACGGCGGCGGCGAATCAGTTTCCTTCGATGGCTCAAGCTATATTGCAAGAGGTTCGACAACTGGAAATCTTCCGACAGATGCAGCCTTTTGGCAGATACTTGCTTTACGCGGTACTAGTGCATCAGGCGGCGATGCATTTGAAACAGTTTCCAAAAACCTTAAATCTAAAGACGCATCATTCACTTATACTGGATCACAGTTAACATCGATCAGTTACACAGATGGCGTGGATACAATTGTAAAAACTTTTAATTATACAGGCACACAATTAACTTCGATTGTGTTGAGTGGTGACACTCCTGCTAGTATTGATCTCATAAAGACGCTTGTTTATACAGGTGTGAACCTAACCTCAATTACTTACGCGTAGGATGAATAATGGCAACAATTACAACGGACACTTTTCTTGATGCAGGTGTTGCCAGAACAGCAGGCGAAGTATGGTCAATGAACGGCGGTATCTTAACAGTAAGAACGGATACTAGATGGCACTCTAACTCTCCTGCCAACATGACAGGCACTTTTGGAGCTATGACTATTTCAGCCACTTTAGGTGGAGGGGTTTTATTTGATGGTAGAAATGTTCGCCAGGTTCTATTTAATACAGGATCGGGAACTGTTCCGTCTATCGGTACAATAATTACTCAAGGCGGAGTTTCAGGTTATCTTTTAGGTGTGTGGGTAGGATTAAACACAGCACCTACCGACGTGGGTGCAGCTATGCCTACGACTGGATTTATAAAATTTAGAGAAGTGACAGGTGGCAATTTTGCAGCAGGAGCCTTGACTGGTATTGGCGCAACGGCTACTCAGGCAGATACGACCTCATGGATCGAAGTAGTACAGAGGCAAG